GGCAACCATGGCAAACGAACAAGCAGAGTCATCTGCACTCGAAACCAATGACCTAGCAGACCTCGCTTCTTTCCTCGACCAACCTGACGAACAGGAGTCAACAGAGGATACAGAAGCCACACCCGCAGACGAACCCACCAGCGACGAAGCTGATACGGACGATTCTGCAAACGATGGACAGGACGACGACCAAGATTCTCCAGACGGAGAGGATGAGGACGCACCTACACCCACCGAAACCAAAATCACCATCAAGGTGAAAAATGACAGCGGCGAGGAAGAGGCCATAGAGCTGACCCCTGACGAGATCGCCAAGTCATACATGCGTCAGAAGGACTACACAGCCAAAACAACCGCGTTAGCGCAACGTGAGAATGAGGCCGTAGAGTTTTTACGCAGCAAGAATGAAGAAGTACGCAGCCATTATCTGCAACAAGCCGAACTGTCGCGGGCGGCAATTGTGCAAATGGCTGGGATCAAAAGCGAGGATGACCTGGCACAACTTGCCAGCACTGATCCCTCTGCTTGGGTCGCGGAAACGCAGCGCCAGCGCCAAATTAGCAACTACTTGAATGGCCTTAATCAGCAGATTGAGGGAGAGAAGCAGCAGGCTAAGGCGCAGGCAGATCAGCGCAGCGCGCAGGCAATGAAACATGCCTACGAGACGGCGTGGCAAGAGCTATCGAAGGACGGCATTGACAAGCCCAAGCTGCAAAAAATCTACGCCGATGTGGGCAAGGCTTACGGATTCTCGAACGAGGAATTGGGCGCTGTTTATGACCATCGCTTAGTCCGCGCTCTTAAAGACGCAGCAGCCTATCGCGCATTGCAGGCCCAGAAGCCCGCAGTGATGCAGAAGGCGCAAGCAGCACCCCGTATGCCGACCAAGCAGACACCACCCGCACAAGAGCGGCGCGATAAAGAACTGGACAACCGTTTCAGAACTGGCCGCGCCAAATTGAGTGATTTAGCCGCGTTCCTGCGGTAACCGGAGCATATGAAATGACAGTCCCAACAAACCTATATCAAAAAGATTCCCTTAAAGGTAACCGCGAGGATTTGATTGACAAAATCTTCCAGACCTCGCCCACCGAGACGCCAATCGTGTCTGCTGCTGGCCGCGTCACAGCGACTGGCACTTTCCACGAATGGCAGCGCGATAGCCTGTCAGCCGCCAATGCTGACAATGCCATGATTGACGGTGACGACACCGCGCTACAAGCCCAAGTTGCAACCGAGCGCGTAGGCAACCATTGCCAGATTTTCAGCAAGGTAGTCGGCACATCTCGCCGCGCCAACCTGATCAAAAAGGCGGGCCGTGGATCGGAGCAGGCATACCTGAAAGCAAAGGCGATGCTGGAACTCAAACGCGACATCGAAAAGATGGTTGTCTCCAACAACCTCGCCGTGGCGTCTACCACTTCGGTAGCGGGCAAGTCGGGCGGCTTGGGCGTGCAGTTGTACCTCAACACCTCGCACGGTGGTTCAGGTGCTACCGCATCGTGGACCACTGGCGCACCTACCGCAGCACTGACCGCAGGCACCAACCGCGCCATGACCGTGGCATTCTTGAACACGGTTCAACAATCGGTGTTTACGAACAGTTCGGCGCATCCTGATATGTTGGTTATGGGACCAGCCCACAAAGCTGTTTTCTCCACCTTCACCGGCATTGCGCAGAACCGTTTGGACACTGGCAAGAAGCAAGGCGCAGTGGTGACTGGTGCTGACGTTTTCATTGGGGATTTTGGCACGGTGCAAATCGTCCCACACTACCTGATGAGCGGTGCAACCGATGCGTATCTGCTGAACATGGATTACATCGACATGGCGTACCTTGACGGCGTGAAAACATCCGACTTGGCTAAGACTGGCGACAGCGAGAAACAGTTGATCACCATTGACTGCTGCTTGGCGGTGCGCTCGTCGGCAGCGCAGGGAAAAATCGCTAACCTTAGCGGCGGATAGAGTTTACATACTTATCAGGCAACTGATACAATGCCTCCGTATTAACTTACGGGGGCTTTTTTATGTCTGTTTGTTCTGTTGATGGTTGTGATCGTCTTGTTTTTCGTGATGGCTATTGCTCAATGCATTACCAACGATTAATCAAGCGTGGCTCCACTGATGACTACTTGGGGGCGCATGGTGTAAAACGTGTTTGCTCTGTTGATGGGTGTGGCGGTGTGTTTGAAGCTAAAGGGCTTTGCGATAAGCATTACAAAAGGCTTAAATCACATGGAACACCAGAGGCAGGTAAATGGACTCATGCACCTGTTGAAGAAAGGTTTTGGCGGTACGTCAATAAAACAGACGGGTGCTGGTTATGGACTGGTGGCTCTGTAAATCAAAAAGGCTACGGACAGATCGGCGGAGGTGGCAAAGGTGCCAAGCACATATTGGCGCATCGTCTTTCATACGAAATACACAAAGGCCCAATACCTGATGGTCTTTTGATAATGCACAGTTGCGACAACCCTTCATGCGTCAATCCTGAGCATTTAAGTGTCGGAACACAAAGCCAAAACATACTTGAAGCATTTGCCAAAGGCAGGAAAAACGCTGTTCCACCACACGTTTACGGTGACGTTTGTGGCGCAAGTAAGCTGAAGGAATTGGAAGCAATAGAGATTCTTAAATCTACTGAGGCAACCAAAATTATTGCTGCGAAGTATGGAGTATCAAAATCCGCAATTGAAAGGTTACGAAACGGGAAAAGTTGGAAACACTTACCGCGCACATAACCTAGGGGACTTCGGTCCCCTTTTTTATTGCCTTTACCACTTTTGACAATAGCTCCAACAAGGCTACGAGGTGGGCAAATGAGCAGTATCGGTTCTTTCACAGTTGACGATGGCATGCACGCATACGGCATTCACCGCCAAGTCACTTTTGAGGGTGATCAAGCCGTCACCAAGCTGACGTATGACGCCCAGCCCTTCTTAGAGCAAGCACACGCCGAGCGCATTGTTAGCGCGGGTGAGCGGTGGGGCGATGGCCGCAAGGTGGGGACCATCCCAATGGCGGTCTATGCCGAGGTTATGAAGATCAAGAGCGCAGAGGAGCGCCAAAAGTACGTCATTAACTGGCTCAGAGCGAACCCCGCTTTTGTGTCGTTTGACAAGTTCCTCAAATGAACTACACCGAACTACAGGCCGAGGTGGCGAACTACCTGCACCGAACCGACCTAACGGCGCAGATACCCACGTTCATATCGTTGGCCGAGGCTTTCCTATTCCGTGAGTTTCACGTTAAGGAAATGCAGATCGCGGTAGACGGCACGACAACGGGCGGCTATGCCACTTTGCCGACAGACTTTGGCAGCGTGGCGCGGGTGGCGGTGACCTACAACGGCGCATCACGGTCGCTTGATTACGTGGCCTTGCCTTACACACCAGTGGCGACCACTTCGGCCCCTTCGGTCTACTCGCTGGAAAACAACAAATTGCGCATTTGGGGCGCTTCGGATGGGCAGACCTACACCCTCTATTACATCCCGGCGTTTGAGGCGCTATCGGGCAGCGTGGCAACAAATTGGCTGCTAACAAACGCGCCGGAACTGTACCTAGACGCAGCGTGCCAGCAAGGGGCTAAATACGTCCGTGACGATGCCGCAGTGGCCAGTCTGTCCCAAAGCATTGCCGCGTCGATTGACTCAGTTAAACGCTTTTCTGAGCGACGAGGCCAGCCCTCTATCGGCTCCATGCAAATCAAAGTAAGGCGCTAAACATGGCACTCGAATCAGCAACATACATCAGTGATCTAGTCATCACGAACCCAACGGGGGCCGATAGCAAAAGCACATCGGACGACCACCACCGGCTTATCAAAAGCACGCTAAAAACCACGTTCCCCAATGTGACGGGCGCGGTAACGGCCACACATTCGCAGCTTAACGATGTTGTCAACAAAGCGCCCAGTGCATCGCCCACATTTACCGGCGTACCCAGCGCACCAACAGCAACACCAGCCACGGCGACAACGCAGCTTGCCTCAACAGCATTTGTGCAAGCGGCCATTGCTGGCGTCAATGCGCAGGCGGCGGCGGTTGTTTCGGTAGTGGCTGGCACAACACAGACGGCAGTAGCTGGATCGCACTACATCCTGACCAATGTCGCGGCCACCACGGTGACGCTACCGGC